AGATTACGGTCTCCTTTAAAAATGACCGGGGCGCCCGCAGACCAAAACATAAAAACTTCGGATTATTTCAATAGCACAAACAAATTTTATACATGATGGATTACTACTTCGAAGAACCAGCTCCCATAAAATATGATTTGCTATTCGAGGAAGTAGCAAGATATGCAGTCAATAATGGAGGCATATCCACAACAGAAATTCAGCGAAAATTTGAAGTTGGATTTAATCGGGCTGGGCGCATTATGATGCAATTAGAGAGTGCTGGCATCGTTGGTCAACAACAGGGTATCAATCCTCGAAAAGTATATTTTGATAATATTACATCGTTAGAAAAATACCTTGCGGCAGGTGATTATCATCGAGCTTCCCTGTCTGCAGAAGAGCAGGAACGACAGAGGATATTGTTTCAACAAGAACAAGAAGAGCGTGAAAAAGCCGAGATCGCCGCGCGTATTAAAGAAAAATATCGCATACGTCAACTTGAAAAAATCGTACGGCAAGAATTGATCGACAGCGGAGAACTATTCGGTGATGAGCCAAAGCGGCCGCCAATTCCCAGGGAAATAGTAGATGCAGTATATAAGCGTGATGGTGGCCGATGCGTATACTGCGGATCCACACAAAACTTACAACTCGATCACATCATACCTTTTTCAAAAGGCGGGGCGACCACATTAGAGAACATGCAGTTGCTTTGCCAAAAATGCAATGTTGAAAAGTCGAATAAAATAGGATAACATAGTCATTTATGGATAATTATGTTAGTAATATATGGACAGCAATAAGTGCCATAGCCACAGCATTAATGGCAATAGCTACATTTGTTACTATATATTACAATGGAAAACGGTGGCGTAAAGAAGATAAAAGACGCGAATACGATGAAAGGCCTCGATTGGTTTACAGCATTTTTTGCCATGAAAACCTTTATTCGATAAAGATAATCAATGCCGGACTGCGAACTGCATACAGTATACAGTGGAGGATAAGTTCCGATTTCGATGATTTATTTTCGAATTATCAAGATATACAGTCAAACCTTCGTAGTAGTGACGTAAGCGGCAATATACATTTATGCCCCAACGAACACTTTTTAATACCGCTTTTCCCTATTAATCTTGTAGAATATTTGGCAAAAGACAAACCTACTAAAATTGAAAAACTATGTACCGTTGTCGATAGTGAAAAATATGATTCGATACAAAATGAGGCTTTGAATGGTACAATTCATTTACGAGGGCAATATAATCGTCAATATCCTATAGATGAAAATTTTGTTATTAAACAATATTTAAGATTAACCTAAGTATCTAAATCTGTCGAAACAGTGGATTGTTCTTTTTTTTGGGGACAATCCATTTTTTTTGCATTTTCTTCAATCTACCTCTTGTTATTAAAATGCCTGCTCCCACCTTTGCCCTGAGAGATTGTTTTTCATGGCAGAAGGGAAGCTGACGATAAAGCAGGAGAAGTTCTGCAACAAGTACCTCGAGTGCGGCAACGCATCCGAGGCGTATCGCTTTGCGTATGAGTGTTCGAAAATGAGCGATGAAACGGTATGGAAAAGATCGAGCGAGCTACTTCAAAACGGGGAGGTTACGGGGAGGGTAAAACAACTTCAAGCCCAATTAGCCGAAAAAGAACTTATCACCAAAGAGGAGCTAATCCGGCTTAATGTATCCATCATTAATGCCGACGTACTCGACTTTGTCGATGCCGACATGGTTGATATGAAAACCGAATATGGCGTACGGCAGGTTCCCTCAATTTCTTTCCAAGACCTAAAATCTCTTCCGCCTGAAAAACGGCGTTTAATCCAGTCCATAAAGATTGACCGTTCAGGTAGCCCCGTCGTGGAATTGATGGACAAAAGCAAGGCGATAGAAACCATCAACCGCATGCTCGGATACAATGCCCCGGAGAAAACTGCCAACACTGACACTAAAGGTAATGACCTTCCGCAGCCGACATTCAATACAGATCGTTTCTTTCAATTAATACAAATGAGCAGGAGCGATGACTGATTATTCCAGTGTAGGTAACTTCTTGTTGAAGGAAGGGTGTTTGGCATTTACGGCTGTAATGTTCGAGGCTGTGAACAAACAACCTTTTCGGATTGCGCCCCATCATCGAATAATATGCCATAAACTCGACCAAGTACTCCGTGGAGAACACCCGACTAATAGGCTCATGTTTAACATTCCTCCGCGACATTCTAAAACAGAGTTAGCCGTCGTGTCTTTCTCTGCGATAGGATTTGCCATCAATCCGCGTTCCGAGTTCATGCATCTTTCGAGTAGCGATCAACTCACTACCCGGAATGTTACGAACATACGGAGGATCATGGAGGATCCCAATTACCGCGCATTCTTCCCAAATGTCGAACTGTCCAACAATGCCAAAGGAAGTATATCCACCTCAAGCGGGGGTGTAATGTATGCGGCTCCCTTTATGGGTCAAATAACAGGGTTTGGATGCGGTAAACTGGGAGCACAAGAATTCAGCGGTGCAATGAGTATTGACGACCCGATGAAGGCTCAGGATAGCTACTCCAGTACTACCAAAGAGCGTATTGGCGAACTGTGGACTTCTACATTCAAGAACCGTCTTAATGACGTTCGTACCCCGGTCATTGTAACAGCTCAAAGGCTCGCTCCAGATGATTTTTGCGGATACTTATTGCAGCTTGAAGGCACGATAGAGGAAGGTGGAGAATGGGATGTTGTCAAATTCCCCGCAATCTTAGATGCAGGGCTACCTACCGAACGTGCACTTTGGGAGGATCGATTCGCGCTTGATAAATTAAAGCGATACCAAGAAGCGGATCCCTTCATATTTGAGACCCAGTACATGCAGAATCCCAAGCCTCTTGAGGGATTAATGTATCGTGAATTCCGAACATACGACGTTATCCCCTACTCCAAAGATTGCACGCATAAGAATTACACCGATACAGCAGATACGGGAAGCGACTATCTATGTTCGATATGTTACGACGAATTACCCGAGGGAAATTATGTGACCGATGTGCTCTACACAAAAAAGCCCATGGAGTATACCGAACCCAAGACGGCCGAAATGCTTGCAAGGAACAGGACGGAATGGGCTAATATTGAAAGCAATAACGGAGGGCGGGGCTTTGCGCGCAATGTAGAACGCATCCTTCGCCAGATGAACATTACCCACACAACGGTTAGTTGCTTTTCCCAGACCGATAATAAGCAGGTACGCATATTTACCAAGTCAGCAGACGTCAACAACATGACATTTTTCCCGACAAATTGGGATAAGAGATGGCCGGAATTCTATCAGGCCATTATGGGATATATGAAGGAAGGGGGCAATGCGCATGACGATGCCCCCGATGCGCTGACCGGATGCTTTGAAAAGCGCAGCACACCGATACAAGACGATGATTTAAGTGATATTAATATTTGGTAAACAATGAACTTTTTAGATCGCCTTTTTACATTTTTCCAAAATAAAACGCTCAATGCATTAGGTGTTGAGCGGGATTTAATGGAGCTTATCAAGGCAAAAGACATCAGTCAGGCGATGTCTTTGATGGAAGACCATGACGCGGAAGCAATGCAGGCAATATACGAGTACAATCCGAAACTTCACGCCATAATGAAGCGTCGAAATAAAACGAGAAAGGGACAGGAAGATTACCGCACGGAGAAATTGCCCCGCACTCGACAGCGTTATATAAATGAGGTAGAATTGTTCTTCCTGCTTGGAAATCCGATAAAATGGAAGGTATCCGACGAATCCGGTGATGCCGATGCATTTTCGGCTTACAAACAATTCCTTCGAGAAATACGATTCGACAGTAAGATGCGACAGGCTAAACGGCTGGCCGGAGCAGAAACCCAAAGTGCAAAGCTGTATCACATTTACAGGGACGAGGCAACGGGGCTTCCTTGGGTGAAAATAGTTGTGCTGTCGAAGTCTAACGGATATACCTTGCGCCCCATGTTCGACCAATATGGTAATATGTTGGCATTCGGGTGTGGGTATTATTTGAAGGAGGGCGCCGGAACAGTAGAGCATTTCGACATTCACACACCCACTTTTATATTCCGGGGAAGAAAAGCCAAAATAGGTTGGGATGTGACCCCAGTGCTTAATCCGACTGGTAAAATTAACATCATTTATTACAAGCAAAATACGGCATGGGATGGATTGCAGCCCCGAATTGATCGGGAAGAAAGTATTGACTCAAAAACCGCAGACACCAACAATTACTTTGCGGATCCAATGTACATTGCCACCGCAGCGGTTATCAAAAATCTTCCCACAGTTGATTCTCCAGGGAAAGGGATTAAGTTGTCAAGCAAAGATGATCGGTTTGAATACCTTAATCCACCTATGTCGTCTGAAACGAGGCAGCAGGAAAAGTCGGATTTAAAAGAATCTATACTTTTCGATACTTTCACTCCGGAGTTCACCCCAGAAAAAATGGTCGGATTGGGGACTTTGTCCGGTGAAGCCATTAAGCGCGCAATGGTTCTCGGATATATCAAGCGTGATAATCGAAAAGAGATATACGACGAACTCGTCGACCGGGAAAAGAACCTAATCTTGGCGATTATGATGAATGTAACTCATATCCATATGAGAGACAAACTCGCCACCCTCAAGATCGAGCATGAATTTTCGGAGCCCTTCAACGAAGACATTACTGCAAGGTGGCAATCCATAGGGAAAGCCTATGCAGATGGAGTGCTTTCACTTGAGGAATCTGTAAAATTAATGGGTGTTGCAGATAATTACCAAGAGGAAATCGAAAGAATTAGGCAAATGAAAGAAGCCTCTGCCACAAGCATCTACGAGGATGCAAAAACAAACCTTTCGACCAAAAAAGACGAGAATTCAAGTATCAATACCCCGACGGAATAAAACTTTTAGAACAATGACGGCTATTATACATCAATTTGATCCGCAAATTTATCCTCGGTTAATTTGGGTGGTAATAGGTGAAAAAAGCGCATCTGCAATAAGCGATAGGTTTGAAAATATAACAGATATGGACGACACATCTGCGGCGGATACGCAGAGTACATACGACATCACAAATAAAAGGGGTGGAGTTCTTATCAGGTTCGCCACAAAGGCGAACGCTCAAAATATCCAGTACGTTTGCCACGAATCTACACATGCGGCTATGGAGATATTCGATTATATCGGTGGACGCATTGATTGCAGTAACCAAGAGCCATTCTGTTATTTGGTCGGCTGGATATCTGAATGCATAAAAGAGGCTTTGAATTACCGTACAAAAAAAAGTATAAATTTCCATCCTGCCCATTGTTATTAAAATGCCCGTCGAAATCTTTGCAACAGAGATTAATTAAAATAATATGAAAGAAAAACTTTTAGCACTGCTCCAAACCAAATTTACGGGGGTGGACAATGCGATCCTCGACCGAATCGCAACGAAAAAGTCGGAGAATGTAACGGACGAAGCACAATTACCTACCATAGCAGAGGGGATTGGCTTTCAGGACGTGTTAACCAGCTACGGCGACTACCGTGCAGGGGATGCGCAGCAGACCGCAGTCAAGAACTACGAGAAGCGGCATAACCTCAAAGACGGGAAGCCTATCGAGCAACCTGCCACAGGGGAGCGGCAGGCGAATACTCCTCCCAGTAGCGAAGAGCCCGAATGGTTCAAAGTCTACAAACGCCAGCAGGAAGAGCGTGAAAATGCTGTAAAAGCAAAGTACGATGCCTTGGAAGCAGCGCGTGTAAAGGCCGAACGGGACACACTTCTTCGCTCAGCAGCCAAAGCGGCAAACGTCAATGAATCAGCGTTAGACGACATCCTCGCGCTCGCTTCTGCGATGAACGAGGAAAAGCCGGACGAAACGAAGATCAAAGAAAAGTTCGCGGCTATACAAACGCGATTCGTTGCCGCAGGGCTTGAGGGGCAGGAAACGGCATTCCCCCTCTCCACATCTGAGGCTCAAAGCAAAGAAGAGGCCAAAATGTGGGCTGAAAATCTGCCGGATGCAAAATAAAAACAATAACAAACATGGCTATTAAATTCGAAAAGACACAAGTTAAGGGCGGGTTCCCGGTATTCTGGCGCGGAGAGCGCGAAGTGCTGCCAGGTGATTTCGCCGTGAAGGGCACCTATCCGGAAGGCACGATACTCAAAGAGGGAACGCCTATCAAACTCGATTTCGAGAACATGGAGTGCACCATCTGCAAATCGGCACGAATCGTAGAGGGCGGTACCACAACCAAACCGCGTGTCATCAAGGGCTCTATGTTCCAGATCAACGATGCCGTCAAAGTAGGCGCTTCCTCCGGCACCATCAAGAGCATTAGCACCGCCAACGAATCATACGACGAAATCACATTAAGCGCAGCAATGACAGAAGCAGTAGCAGGCGCTGATCTGCTCGGAGGGGATGAAATTCCGGACGCCGTCATCGAAACGACAAAGGAATACACCAAGGCCAATGGATTTCCGACTGTCTCGGCAGCTTATGGGGCGCGAATCCTCAAGGATGTAGCATACCCCGTCCCCGAGACTTGGCTGCAAGGCTACAGTATGAAAAACAACCCTGAAATCAAGTACATCAGACAGTAAAAGACAGGTAAACAATGAGCGAAGTATATTATTCTTCTATTTTCAGCGAGCTGACCAAGCAGGTGCAAGCTCGCATCGACGCAGCATCTGAACTGCGCAAGCGCTTGTTCGACCAAAATGTCTACGAGCGTTTTTTGGAGTGGGATACTCCCACGGTAGGGTTCAATTTCGAAGAGATCATCGGATCGTATAATCTGAGCGTAGCTGCCGCCACCTTGGATTCGAAAGGCAAGGAACCCATTATGGGAACTGAAGGCCTGGCTACAATAGCCAAGAAAGTCCTCATTCACCAAATGACCCTACCGATGCCCATTGAAGACTATCGGAAGGTACTTCAGCTGCTGGATTCACGCATGATCTCAGATCAGGCAAAGAAACAGCAGCTCGTAAACCTCATGTGGGGCGGCGTTGAACGGGTCGTGGAATCCGTACAGGCCAAAATAGACATCATCTTCCTGGGTGCCCTCTCGAACAAAGGGGTATTTTCATTCACTCAGGAAAACAACCCCGAAGGAGGTGTGCGAGGCAATATCGACTATGGCATGCCGCAAGAAAACATCGCCACAGCAGATACACAGTGGACGGAGGGCAACATCGACACGGTCGATGTATTCGAGGATATCCAAGGCGTTGTCGATGCAGCTCAGGAGAAGGTGACCTTCGACCGCATCCTTCTGGATCAAAAGCGGCTTTCGTACATCCTGCGCAGCAAGAAGATGAAGCAGGTTATTTTCGGCACGGACAAATCATCGTCGCCACTTCTGCTGGCCAACCTAAACGAGTTTATGCGATCGAACGGGTTGCCCGTATTCGAGGTGATCCGACGGATGACGCGCATTCAGGACAATGGCAAGATCCGCGAATACAAACCGTGGAATGACAAGAGCCTCGTATTCGTGCCGGAGGGTCGTCTCGGCGTCATCAAAAACGCTTACGCGGATAACGAACTTCGCCCCGAGCCGGGAGTTGCCTACTCCAACTACGGACGCATCCGCATCTCGCAGTGGGGCAAAGGCGAGACGGACAACTCGAACGGCGTGGAGTTTACGAAAGCACAATCTATTTCGCTGCCCGTCATTACCGAGATCAACGGTATTTACTCGCTGAGTGTAGAATCGTAGAAGTGCATGACGGTCGCAGAATGCATACATCAGGAGTTCAGCATGGTCGGAACCATCTCCGACTATGGCGTTCGCCGCTTCGCCAGGGAATGGGGTTACGATCCCAACTCCCTGGCGGGTAGCGACCATCAGCAACAACTAATCGCCAAGCGCGTATCCGAATTCATCGACAGCCTGATAATGCACCCTCTGTCGGTAAGCGAAAACGGGCATTCGGTGTCCTGGTCTGAAAGCGCCATGAAGCAACGGGCACAACTGATGCTTCGGCAATATGGCATCACGCCCGGCGAAGAATTGAGCAGCTCTATTGGCCTGTCCTCGATAAAGGATGCTTCGAACTTGTGGTAATATGTATTTCGCGCCCCACATACTCTATTTGAGGATCGATCCTCCCAAACAATACGACGAACTGGGACGTCCGATAGCTATGTCCGAAAATGATGCATGGCAGGAAATAGGTGATTGTCGTTGCGACGACGACACAACCGTCCGCCTTGTATCAGAGAACGGGGAGGTGCGCCAATCGAAATACCACATCGTCTACGAAGGGAGAGGAGTACCCAAAGGAGGTTACGTGAAATGCATTGACAAGGCGACCGGCACAGTACGGGGCGAAGGCTCTGTGGCAATAGCCAAGGTAAACAACTATTTCAACGCTTCAGACCTTTGGATATGATTACAACGGGAGACGCGCGCAACATACTGTTCTCGGCGTGTAAGGGGGTTGGGATAAAGGACATGCACACTTCATGGGCTATCCCCGAGGGGAAAGTCAATAGAGAGCGTATCGTCGTCATCACACCACCCGAGCAGACGTCGGACACGTATTGGGAAAATTGCTTTGTTGCTGTAAACCTGTGCGTCCCCGACATCAAGGGAGAAGCGAACCTAAAACGGCTGGACGAACTCGAACGGGCAGCCAAGGCGAGGTTCAAAGAATGGACATACGGTACTTACGACGGATCCGCATACAGGTACAGGTATGAGAATATCGGCCGCGAAGAAGATGTAAACCTCGGATGCCACTATATCTACATCAGAGTACTATTCAGAGTATTAAACATTAAAAACAACTAAAACAATGGCAAAAGTAATAGCAGTAGGAATCAAGAAGCTGTATTATGCAGACCCCGCGAAGGTCACAGGAGATCTTACGGGTACCCTTCTGGCAACCATCATTAAAGATGTCAGCACGAAACAGGTGGAGAACATCCACCAAGACACATGGAGCATCGAAGAGGAGGAGCCGTCTACGACGGAGTACAGGAATCAACTCACCAATGGCGTATATCGCCAAGACACCGAAATGGGTAACATTCAGATGTCGTTTACCATCGGGCAATACGACTATGAAACCAAGGCGGCTTTCATGGGCGGCACGGGGTCGGAGACGTCATGGAAACGTGCGCGAGGCGTCACGCGCATTGAAAAATGCATGATCGCCCTGACGGAAGACAACCAGTATTGCGTCTTTCCGAAGGCCTCGGTTATCGCCCGTAACACCAATAATGAGGGAGCCGTAGGTATCGGTGTAGCAGCTGCTGCCCTGGAACCAGACAACACGGCGGTCTCGTCGGAATATTGGTTCGATTCTTCGGAGGTGGACGTCGAATAAAAACCTCCAAGCCATCAGCAGTCCAGGGGTGGGAGGCGTGTGCCCCTCACCCCTATTTCTTAAAATCAATCTTATGAAATTGGAGTTTATCAGTATCCGCATAGCATCGAAGGGATACACTGTATACAAGATGTCCCCCATGACGGCAACGCGCATCATGACGGCGCGGGATGTCAACAAAGATCCGGACGAGAGTAAGGCATGTATATCGGCGATGGCGCATAGTATAGCCTTGGCGGTTGTCGGCAGCCGCAACATATTCGCGGGTGTCAGGGTGTGGTTTTTACGCCGCAGATTCATGAAGCGGGGCACATTCAACGAGTTGTTCGACTGTTATCAGAAAATACTGCTGATGATACCCCTTGAGGATATTGCCTCGGTTGCAGCCGTAATGGAGGGATTGTCCGCAACAATATCCAAAGACCATGAGTAAATCGGCGGATATTGTCGCCAGGTCATTGCTGAATACGCATCATGCGTCGGTAAAGCTCGGGGTGCTGAAATTCCGGGTATACCAACCGTTCGTGAAGGATTTGGCAAGGGCATTCGCCGGAGGGAAAATAGACGTTTCAATCTCTGGAAGGCAAAAATATTCCATGGAAACAATATCCAAGCTGCTTTTTCGGCGCTCATGGTGCCAAAAACTATTCCTGTGGTACGCCAAGCGGTATGCCACCTGTGAAGAGATTTCCGCCGCGACCATGAAAATAGCCGACATCGTATCGGGCAAAGACTTGTTCGATTCGGTGAAGATCGACAAAACACGCCGGAAAACAGTGTCTGAAACCGTCGGGAATAATACGATAACGGGCATTATTGCAACGATGATGGATCAATTGAACATCTCCTACAACGAAGCCTTCCAAGGCATAAACTACCCTACCATGCTACTCATGATGACCGACAAGGTGCGCACGCTCGTAGGGGACGAGGAAAAAATAGTGCGGGGATCGGGCGCCGATATGGCCCGGAGAAGAAACAATAAGAAAAGAGGCAATAAAGAGCAGCAATGAGCGCATTATCATTCAAAATAAACGCGGAAACCGATAAACTCAAGAGTTTTATTACCATGCTTGAGCGGTTGCGGCAGGTACTGGCCGAAATCCCGGACAGTACAAAGGAATTCGACGTCATAAACCGTAAAATTGGCGAGATGGAGGCGCGTGTCGAGCAGACAATGCGCAAGATCGCCCAGATGGAGCAGCAGGCAATGGATGCGGCGTCCAAGGCTACTGCCTCGGCCACGACTGGAACTGCTGGCGGCAGCTCTACGCCAGGAACAGCGGCTACCCAGGCCGAAACTGCGGCATATCATGAACTTATTGAAGAGCTTAGAGCAGTCAATGCCTCAAAACGGGAGAATGTCGCATTAATATCCCAATACGAAGCGCAGATAAAACGGCTTAAATCAAAAATCATCGATCTTAACAAAACAGAAAGCAGCGGCATAAAACTCACTCAAGACCAAAAAGCAAGCCGTCTTAATGCCTCCGTTTCGATTGAAGAGTATAAGCAAGCCCTATCCCGCGCAAGACAAGAACTCGCCAACCAAATCAAATTAGAGCAGGTTGCCAGAGGGTCTATTGACGAGGTGTCGCAGGCTCTGGGCAGAATGCGGACTATCTACCGCTCTCTGAATGAAAGCGAACGCGGTAGCAACTGGGGACAAAACCTACTTAAAAATATAGAAGGCCTTGACGCAAAAGTTAAAGAACTGGATGCGTCAATGGGCGTCCATACTCGCAATGTCGGCAATTACGCCTCTGGATTCAATATGCTGGGATTCCAAATTCAGCAAGTTGCCCGCGAGTTGCCGTCGCTGGCATATGGCCCGCAAATATTCTTTTCCGCCATATCCAACAACCTGCCGATGCTGGCCGATGAAATAGCACGGGCGAAGAAATCGGTTGATGAATTGAAGAAAGCCGGGCAAACCTTCACGCCCGTATGGAAACAGATTGCATCGTCGATCTTCTCCTGGCAAACCCTGCTTGTGGCCGGCGTAACCGTGCTTACCCTTTACGGCAAGGAGATAACCAACTGGGTAGCGTCGCTGTTCAAAGGTAAAACGACGATAGACGCCTCTGCCGCTGCACTCGAACGCTTTAATTCCGCTATGGCTCAAGGTTCGGTGTCGGCTCAATCCGAATTAACCAAATTGAACCTGCTGTATAGGGCTGCGACAGACCTTTCCAGGCCCTATGAAGAAAGAGCCGAAGCGGTCAAAAAACTGCAAGACATATACCCCGCTTACTTCGGCAATATGGCTGCGGAACAGGTTATGGTCGGAAATGCTGTCGGTGCTTATGAAAACCTGCGCGATGCAATTATCGAGGTCGCAGAGGCGAAGGCTGCCCAAGAACTTATTACAGAGGACAAAAAGAGTATAGCACGCATCAAAAAAACAGGGAATGCCTATACCAATTATTCTAATGCACTGAAAGAGTACAGAAAAGAATATGATAAGGCAATACAGACATACATGGATTTGGGTCAGGGTGGCCAAAGCGCTATTTGGGGTGCTAAAACTTTTGCAGAGGCTAAAACAAACATAACCCAATTCCGGAAAGAATTTATTAGCGCACTATCGAAGCTTGGTGAGGAAGGGAATACTATATGGAAGCGCATTAATGAAGATTATGAAGGTGATGTCGATGCATTTATTGCGGCGATAAATGCCGGCATCGAAAAATTGTCCCCCGCAGCAGAAAAGCTGTACACCGCCTTAACGCCGGATGAACTTAATGCAAAGGCGGAAAAAGCCCGCCAAGAGGCCGAAAACGCAGCAAAAAAAGCCGCATCCGATCAAGAGCGCAATCTAAAGGAGCTCACCAAGCAATTGCAAAAGCTCCGGGATGATGCATTGCAGGCCGAAGTAGATTCTATGAAGGAGGGCACGGCCAAGAAACTCGCGCAAATAGACCTTGACTACCAGAAACGCGCCCGTGCCATACAGGAGGCAGAGGAGCGCATCAGGGAGTTGCAAGGTGGGGAATTGACCAAGGGGCAGCAAGCCCAAATAAAAGCCTTGAACGATGCCAATAATGCCCAGCGTACTGAAGAACGGGCAAGCGTTTCTTCTATTTCGATAAGCCCCGAAGGGTTGGCATCTACAATCAATAAGAATATACAATCTTGGGACGAGTATTTGAAAGCGTATGGAACCTTCCGGGAAAAACTACAAGCTACAAAAGACATTTACGACCGTAAGATCGAAAATGCTGGCAGCATTGGAGAGCGGAAGGCACTTGAAGCCGAGCGAGATGCAGCAGTAGCAGAAATTGAAGTACAAGCCGGGCAATGGGTACGAGAATTGACAGGCAAGACCATGGATGAATTATCCGCCCTGAAAGCAGAGCTGGAGGCATCGCTACAAGCACTGGAATCCGAATATAATGCCCTCGATTCATCAGATAGTGCCCAAGGACAGAAATTGCGCGGTGAGATCAATCAGACGCAAGCAAAAATTAATGCAGTAGATAAAGCTGCTTCGAGTACAAAATTAGCCCCCAAAGATAATGCGATCAAGAAATGGCAGCGATTAGAGAGGACACTCGGTGATATTGCAGATGGATTCGAGGGTATTGGTGATGCCGTTGGGGGCACTACCGGCGAAGTCATTAGTGCGGCGGGCGAAATTGCAACTAATGCAGCCAGTATGATTAGCAGCATTGTTACTCTTACTGAATCGTCGGCGGCAGCTATTACAACGACATCAACAACCGCCACCAGTGCGATCAAAGCTGTTGAGCGAGCATCCGTTATTCTTGCTATCATTCAAGCGGTATTGACAATAGCAACTAAAATAGCCAGCCTATTTAATAATGATGATGAAAAACAAGCGGAAATAGACCGACTGCAAGGTAGAATTGAGCAACTGCAATGGGAATTGGATAATGCCAATGCAATTCGGCTCCAAGAAAATTCTTTTAATGCTATTCAGAAGGTAAAAGACGCTTATAATGATGCGACGAAAGCGATATTGAGCGCATACGGAAAACTAAGCCCCTTCGGGGAAGCCATCGTTAAGCGAATCAACGCGGCTAAAATAGAAGAAAAGGCAATCAAAAGTATAGCAGATGCCTATTCAAACCTTAAATATACAGACAGCAATCTTCTGGGGGAAAATAAGTTTAGTAATACCCGAGATAAACTTAACAATCTTGCAGAACAGCAGTTGTTGCTTCAAAAGCAGATTAATGCAGAGAAAGGCAAGAAAAAAACGGACAAATCAAAGATAAAAGAATGGGAACGTCAAATTCAAGAACTTGGAGAAGAAGCTGCTGAAGTAATAAATGAGGTTGTAGAAACTATTATCGGCGGCACGGCAGAAGATATTGCAAAAGAACTTGGCGATGCCTTCATAGAAGCGTTTTTAGAAGGTGAGGACGCCGCTAAGGCCTGGGGTGAAAAGGTAGACGAAATTGTTGCTGACATCATGAAACAAATGTTAGTCAGCAAATTTGTTGAAGAACGTATCGGAGATATTTTTGACCAGTATAAATCCAAATGGTTCAAGGATGGAGTTTTTGTCGGGATTGACGGTGTGATTGATTCCATGGGAAACTTTGCCGACGATCTCAACAAAGTTGGAGAGGAATTTCAAGCTATTTGGGACAGCCTTCCCGCTGAAACAAAAGAATTACTTGGGAATGCTGGCGCAGCTCGTCAGGAAGCCACGGAAAGAGGCTTTCAAACAATGTCGCAAGATACGGGTGATGAATTAAACGGTCGTTTCACCGACATTCAAGGCAAAATAACCGACATCCGCGGCTATGTAATGGCGCAGACGCAATCAATAATTGGTCTTTTGACATCTATGGCCAATATTGAAACAGCCATGTACGCAAGCGTACAGGTAAATAATGAGCTGCTCCGATATGCTGTGATGACCTACATGGAAATTGTGGAAATAAACGGCAATACAGCAGCCATGAGAGTTGCCTTACAAGGCATCCAAGAAGATATTGCGGCGATTAAACGTAACACGAGTGAATTGTAACCATGAAGATTGAAAAAGACATATCAGACCTAAGCAAGTTCATCGACGGCATTCAAGGTGAGGTCGTGGATTTCATGGATGAGAAGGCGCGAGAGGCCGTAAAACTCCAACAGGTCGAAGCCAATTATCGGAACCATACATGGAATCTTCGCAGTTCCCTCGGATATGTTGTAACCTACGACGGCAAGGAGAAGCGGCGGTACATAAGCGGAATGAATTACGGTGATGAAGCTGCTGAGGCGATCAAAAAGTGGCTCGATGAAGTCAACAAGTCGGGAACCAGCATTGTATTTGCCGATGGCATGTTTTACGCTTCTTTCGTCAGCTCAAAAGGCTACGATGTCCTGGACACCGCACAATCTTATTTAGTCAAAGCATTAAACGGAAGAGAATGAAAAGGGATTTACTCATAAACGGCTACGATGCCTATGCAATGGGTATCGCAATGGGATCGGGTTTCATTGCAAGTCTAAGAGCACCGGCAAGCCTCAAAGATTTTGTAGAGAATGACGACCCAAAAAAGGACGGCAAGCAGGTAATTTACCCCGAAGAACCGAAAGTTGCCGCCCGCGATCTGACGCTGACATTCGTGATCTTCGGCGATACGCTCACAGAGCACACGTTGAACTACAACAGTTTTATAGAACTACTAAAAAGAGGCAAAATGGGCATCAGCGTACCTTTAATATCTGCGGATATTTACCACTTGACTTACATAGGTAATTCCGGCAGCTACATGATGTCCGCAGACCTTACCACCTCACAACTGACAGTAAAATTCAATGAACCCAACCCAGCAAACAGGGTCGCAAAAACAGAAAATATATGACAACCCAACACAATAAGAGTGTAGATGCCATACGGGCGATGGCACTACAAACGGGCGCTTGTAAAAAGATAAACCGCGTCCAAGACTTCCCCGAGCTAATCAAACTGATGTTTACCCCACAAGGGATCGAGTTCTGCCAGGATCACAACTTCCCCGCAGTCGAAGTGTTCAGGGAAAACCGAAGCAATCTTCAAGGATTGGAAGTATATGTCGACGCTGGCGACATCACGCTAAAGGGCAAAGAATATGTATGCCTGGTCGGTGATACGAAGGCCACTATCGAGGCTTCCGGGGCTAAATTCACACATACAATCATATTGATGCACGGCGCACGAGCCCAGATCAATGCAAAAGACTATGCCGTGCTGAATATCGTAAATATCAGCGGGGAGTATTCGGTAAATAAGGATGGAACTGTCGTTGTATTGTAAAATTTAAGGGGTTGCTAACAATATTGCAAGCATCCCCTTAAATATTTTACCAACTCTTTTCTACATCACTTTGACTGGCTGCATACTTAATTAAATACGAAGTTCTTCCTTGAGTAACTCGGACATAATATTTGTTTGGTCGAACATACCAGATATCCCCACCCGTACTTAAAAGTTTGCATCGGTCCATTAATGAACTGTTTATTTCTATCATTTTATTCGTATAAGTACCAATCTCTTCTGTTACCGCCAATATGCGTTTTAGAGTACGTGAGTATGCGTAGGTAATATAATAAATCCCATTCCCTGGTTGATACTTAATTAATGAAACATCGCTATCTATATTAGATGTATCCATACTAATTGGCTCTTCTTTGTGATAGCTGGAAATATCATTTATATTTGTAGCTTGTTCAAAATTCAGATACGGATCTATTACATAATTATTTACAGACTCAACATTTACAGTACAAGATGTGGATGCTCCCTTATAATTAATTGTTAATTGAGTCGTTCCAACATGAAGCGCAGATACCCTGCGTCCATAGCTTTGTACTACGAAGTCGTCTTCGGATTTAATATCGCAATCCGAAATATCAATATCAGTATTCACCAATTCTAATTGCACCTCTTCATTAACAATTAGATTATAATTTGTTTCTTTTAGTTCTAATTTAGGGGTAGAATCGTCGCCTTTGCTGCAACTAAAAAGCGACATTGCAGCAACAAATACAAATAGAATAGGTATTCTTTTCATATCAATAAAAATATTATTGGGTTAGTAACCCAAATTTACAATTTCACATTGGAATATCCAAAAAAAGCGAGGAGTGGTAAAAACCACTCGTCGCCTTTGTGTTTATAGGCTTGTAGTACCTTTATTCTCCCTCTTTTATACATTCGACGGCTACCCCAATTTGTCGCATACTATTAGCGCATTTATTCGCGGTATCCGTAAATTCTTTTAATGCCTTTATTGTATTAAATACATATATCTGGCCTTTATCGCGAACGAAGGCAACAAAGTCTTCTTTCTCCGCAAATAGTTCAACAACATCTACCCCGAGAGCGTCGGCAACTTTTTCAAGCGTACCGATTGTCGTATTTCCTGCAATAGCCTTTGCAAGCCCAACGGCCGTTATTCCAATTTTTTCTGCTAATTCTTTTTGAGTTATGCCTTTATCTCGGCAAATCTCTTTGATCCTAAATTTTGCCATAAACAATAAGTTTAATTTCCACACCAGTTGCAAAGATAGAATAATTTGCCATAAAATTATATAAACCAGATAAAAAATAATAATAAGTGTAATTTTCATACTTAAACATTTGGCAAATATTATAATTATTGTTATGTTTGCATTGAGAATAAAAAACAATAACTATAATAAATCATGAAAGCAACCTACAACAAAACGAAGATCATGCGCAATGCTTGGTATCTGAAAAAGGTGCAGCCGTCTATGTCGTTCTCAGCCAGCCTCAAGAAGGCTTGGCGCAACGAGAAGTTGGCGATGATGACAAGGCGTGTCGAGAACCGACCGATGGAGCAGCCGAAGGCCGCCGAATACCGCCCGCAGCTACTGGCAGTTCCTGCGGACTACTACGGAAACAGCAGAACGTACTACGGCGACTAACTCAAATAAAATACGACCATGAACGACATAATTGAATCAGCGGATCGTCTTGCAACCTTACTCGCAGAGCAAAACGCTTGTATAGAACGCATATTGGCAATACTGGACAAATAATCACAATTTAAATATCAATGCCTATGAAAACACCATCACTTCCGGGGACACCCGACTATCAACAACTCTACAACGAGGCCATGCAGTACAAGAAGGCTTATTTTGACCTTCTCGACCGTTACTGCGATATGGTTGACAAACACATCGCGGAAACTGACCGTGAGATCGCAGCATTTACTTCCACCTCACTCAAACGCCCTGTCGACCCCTTCATCCTTATGAAAATGGGCGGCAACTCTGATGTCGCACAATGTAAATAGCCGAGCCATGAAGAAAAAGAATTCAGAACCCGACTACAAAGCATTGTATGCACATGCTATGTTGCGGCTTAACGATTCCATGCGTGAAACGCTCCAACTGCGAAAGTACATCCACGCTCTTGAAACGGATGCGCTGAATGCTTATTTAAACAAGTCCAAGTATTTCCAATCGGCAACAACCAAATACTGTTAGTCATGAACAATCTGCAAATATTCAATAACGAGAGGTTCGGGCGCGTACGTATTATTATGTCCGACGAAAATAAGCCTATGTTTCTTGCGAATGATGTAGCGAGATCATTAGGATATATAGAATATCAAAAGGCAATACGCACCCATTGCAAAGGGGTGTCCGAAATGGACACCCCTACCGATGGCGGCATTCAAAGGGTGAAATACATCCCCGAATCCGACGTTTACCGTCTTGTCATGCGGTCGAAGCTCCCGCAGGCCGAACAGTTCCAGGACTGGGTATGCGATGAAGTTCTCCCCGCGATCCGCAAGACTGGCGGATATATGTCAGCCAAAGAGACGGATACGCCCGAAATGATAATGGCACGTGCCGTGCTGGTAGCCAATGACACTATAGCCCGCCAGAAGCAACAGTTGGAGCAGGCACACAAGCAGGTCGCAGCGCTCGCCCCGAAAGCCGAACTAATGGATAAAGTACTGGACACAGACCAGAAGATCGACGTCGGGCAGGCGGCAAAGATTTTGAACCTTCCCTTCGGCCGCAACACGCTCTTTCAACGGCTCCGTGAACGCGGCATATTCTTCTGCAATCGCAATGAGCCTAAGCAAGAGTATATTAACCGTGGTTATTTCGAGTTAAAGGAGAAGTTAATAGATCGCAACAACCACGAATCGTTCACGGTTATAAAAGTCCTCGTGACGCAGAAAGGGTTGGATTTCCTCGCAAGACAATTCGAAGTAGTCCAAACGCCAAAGAAGATGGCACCGATAAAGTAACCCCCGTATACCACTATTTCCACACCACGTTGGGGGCGCCTCGCAGAAATGCGGGGCGTTTTTATTCCCTTCCTTCCAACCTCACTACAAAGTGTAGTTAACTACATCCTAACGGTGTAGTGTAGGAGGGTAAAAAAGTCAGAGAAAAATTTGCATTTTGCTAATACGTGCATTATATTTGCAGCACGAATAAGATATAGACGTACGGGTCTATCCGTATAATGTGTAAATGAAAACAACTGTATAGAGCCCTAAATAGTTATTTTAGGGCTCAATTTTTTTAGCTACTAACTACACTAAATTTATGGCTGCAAATAAATTTTTCCAGCAAGAGCTTTTTAAATTCTCCATTTTCCCAAAATATCAAAGTTGCATTGATGATTTGGCTACAAATCTTGCCGACCCAGAGGAGTGGGACTTTTCAGATGACAAGAGAAAAAGTCACTCTATACTGAAAAATTATTTAGAACACATCTTCCGAAAATTGAGAGCAGAAAACAAAATCTGCTTTACAGCCAATAACGAGTATTGCTGCTTCAATACTGGGCTTGTCACTAAAAACCTGGAAGAAATATTTGCCTTCTTCTTCAAAAATAAAAATCAAGGTGAAGGAGTTCCGCCCTATGTTTTTAAATGTTTTTGCAAAAAAAGCGATGGTGCATTATTGCGAACATTTAAATCATCTTTGCCCAAGATAGCAGATTTTTTTCAAAAACCCGAAGACTTACTTTTTAATCCCAACTGCGAACTTATTCCCGATATAGATCATATCATCCAAGATAACCTAAGTCGTTTCCCAGCTGCTATGCAAGGGAGTGGTGATGCTGAAATTCGTCGCCGGTTGGAAGGGGCTATTGATGAAGCTCGTAAAAAAGTGAGAACGAACTATAAAACTGCGGTGCCCCAATTCTATGGCAATAGGATTCAACTATTGTTGCCACTATGTTTAACACCCAACTCCCCCAATCCTGATTTAGCATTGGTTGTACATAAAATTGAAAATAACACATATACCGCACGCACATGTCTGACGCTTAAAATGGCTTATAATAATGCCCGATTAATTGTTAAGCCTCAGAGCACATGGTTAAAACCGTAAAATCATACGTAATTTAATACTGCCATTGTATTATGACTAAAGTAGGGAGAAATCCCTGCTTTTTTATTGATATTTTTACAGCTCCCCATTGTTATTAAAATGCACAGTCACACATTTGCACAGAGGCTTGAGGAATCGCCGAGCCCTTGATGCAAATGATTATTTACTCTCCGACAGGAACAGAAATATTGGACGCGCCAGTCACCAAAGAGGCTATCATCAAATATGTCCTCATGGGAGACTACTATATCGAGCTGCCCTTTAATCTCCTTGAACCAACGACATTTGCTCGTGGTTCCTACATCACATATAAAGGCCGCAAGTTCGAGATTATGTCCACGGTGCGCCCGGAGTTCGACAATAAGACCGGCGGCTATAAATATACGCTCAAATTCGAGGCTCAGCAAAACCACATGAAGCGTTTCGTGTGCTTCTGGCTGGGTGGGGACAATCCCGAAGCCGTATTTCACAACACCACAGACCTCGAATCCTTCGCGGCGTTGATCGTCGCCAACATGAACAAGCAGCTCGGAGGCGAAAACTGGCAGGTAGGCACAATCACCGTTGACAATCCTAAAGCTACGAAGCTTGTATCGTTCAATGGCGATAAGTGCTGGGACATCCTCAATACGATTGCCGAGACCTTTGAGACGGAATGGTGGACAGAGGAAAACGGCGACCTCATATCGTTATGCTTTGGCAAACTGGACTTCGGATCTCCCGAAGAGTTCAGACAGGGGAATGTAGTGAAAAACATTCCCGCAAAGAAAGGGGATGATTCGAGCTACGGCACCCGGTTCTACGTCTTTGGCTCTACTCGCAATCTCACAAGCGACTATGGGCAAGCTCCGCAAGGAGGTGAAACGAATCATGTATCTGAAATTCGGCTTCGCCTGCCGGACGGACAGCGGTATATCGACGCAATACCTGGTCTTTCGGGAAGCGACATTGTGGAGCAGGTCGTGTTCTTCGATGACATATACCCCAAGAATACGGAGACTGTCACCAGCATTGAGACCGTAGACCGGGAGATCATCGAAGGGCAAACGGATAAGGCGTATGTCATGTACTGCAAAGACACGCCGTTCCGGCCTTCGGACATGATTAAAGGCGAAACCCTAGGTGCTACCTTCACGAGCGGCAGTCTTATGGGGCGGGATTTTGAGCTAAGTATAAACTACAAACCAGAGACGTGGAAACCGGAGGATGGATTTGATAAGAAGTTCGAGATCATCGCGCAAGTAGAATCATCCGGTGAAAGCCAACTTATCATCCCCAACGAAAGCCTGCATCCCGAGCCTGGAGATACGTTTGTCATAACAGGCGTAAAACTACCTAAAGAAAGGATCGAGGAGGCTGAAAAGGAGCTCTTGAAGGCCGGGGAATCATATGCCGCGAAACACAGCAGCGACACGGACGTATACGACTGCGAAACTAATCCCGTATACTGCCAAGAAAACAAGAAGAATTACGATGCCGGGCAAGCGGTTCGCCTTGTGGATCCACGCTTCGGAGAAAGCGGCCGATTATCACGCATCCAGGGATACGAAAAAAAACTATATAACGAATATATCGCCACATATACGGTAGGCGACAATACGGCATATTCTCGTATCGGCAACATAGAATCGGAGGTGAAGGCAAACCTGTACGCACAGCGCATAGGCGTTACCGAATCGGGAGCCTCAATCTACCTTATCACCCGCTACGATTCCACTGCCGCCGCAGACTACAATGCCTATTCCGCCAAGCGTGCACTATGGGAATTCGCTAACAAACAGTTCCCGGACACATTCAAAGGTAAAATGACCTTTGACGACGGTGCCCAGTTCGGGGGGTTCGCATCCGGCATGACTGGCTTTGGCGGCATAATCGACAAGAAAGGGAACGCAGAGATGCAGAGCCTGAAACTTCGGGGATTCCTGGAGGTGCCGGAACTCCGCTACAACCGTGTCGAAATATCCATGGGCGATACGTGGTATGCTCCAAGTGCCGGGATCATCGAAAGCGTCGACACCACGGCCCAAACCATCACCCTCAAGCTCGAAGAAGGCGAGATCGGAAGTCCTCGGGTCGGGGATATATGTATGGGCATCTTCCACAATTTGAACACTTCGGAGAATGCAACCGCGGATTATGACGACGGCCGTGGCAACAGGCGCTTTGCCGGGTTCGCTACCTGCTATTTCCGCATCACCGAAGAGCTGGACACTGCAACTTACAAGACATTCAAGTATCAACTACGCCCGGTATCGGGAGCTTACCCCACCCAATATCATCCGGCGGCGTCGATGACCTTCGTGGGCTATGGCTCCTTCTCGAATGAGGATCGGCAGACCTCCCGCTACGAAACTCGGACATACCAGCGTTATTTAACGGGAGTTTCCGATTGGGAGTTCACTGCGTCCAATATCGCCGCGCAATATGGCGACCTGTCAAACCTGTCCATATTCGGAATAGAGATGAGGGGGTATTCGGCATACCTGAACAACATCTATATGTCGGGCGTCATCCAGCAATTCACGCCCGGCGGCGAAGAGGTGCCCACGATCATAGACCGCGGAGTGTGGAGCGCCACGGAAACATACAACCGCAACGACGACGTATATTGGAACAACGGGCACTGGCGCTGTCTGGTCGACGGCACCAAGACCGAGCCCGGCAAGGATGCCGAGGAGTGGGTATACTTAGGCGGATACGGGATGCTCGAAACGGTCAGCATATTCAAAAAATCGGAGAGCGAACCGGCGAAACCTACGGAGCTTAAAATACCGCCCGAAGGTTGGACTACGGAGACGCTCCCGATGTCGGATCAACGTCCTACATGGATGTGTACCGGCACCGTTGTCGACGGGGAGGTCAAATCATGGTCTGCCCCTCAGCGCGTATCGGGCGAACCGGGAAACTGGACATCCTATGTATTTAAAAATAGCGATACGGAGCCAGCAAAGCCGACATCCTCCGACCCCATTCCGTCCGGATGGAATGACGCGCCCACTGGTGTCGGTATATGGTGGATGTCCAAGGCTACGATAGACGCATCGACCGGAAAGGCCGGGGCGTGGTCGACGCCTATCCGCGTAACGGGCGAGGATGGGGAGCCGGGGCCGCATACTGACTTCAAATACGCCAAGAATAACAGCACCACCACGGCGCCGGCGCTGGTCAAAACGGATCGCACCCCCGCAGGTTGGAGCGACACCCCGCCGTCGCTCTCTTCGGGTGAATATCTGTGGATGACCCAGGCAGAAATAGACGCCAACAATAGTCTGTTGCACCCGACGGTAGGCTGGGCAACTCCGGTACGCATATCGGGAGAGCAGGGCCCTAAAGGTGATGACGGCGCCCCCGGCGAAGACGGCGCTCCCGGCAAGGATGGCTTGCAGGGTTGCATAATCCGCCTCACGGAATGGGCATCGGGAGTGGAATACCGCAATGACCTCGACCTTGTCTCCAATGGCCCCAGATACATAGACATAGTTACGATCTATGCGAACAACAAACAGCTGAAATTCCAGTGCAGCCAGACGCACACTTCGTCTGCTTCCAACAAACCGGCGGCGGGATCCGCGTCGGCATATTGGCAACAACTCAACGACATGGTGCCGATATATACGCCCCTGTTGTTCGCAGAGAATGCCGTCATCAACTTCCTGCAAGGTATGGAGTTCGTGGTGCACAACTCCAAGACAGACATTTCCGTGAATACTATCATCGCAGGGCTCGTGGGTGGCGATATTCCACTGTTCGTCGGGAACAGTACACCGTCGAATGCGCCGTTCAGGGTTGCTAAGGACGGGTCATTCGTGGCCACCAAAGCCGATATTACAGGGACTATCAACGCATCGAGCGGAACGATAGGCAACTTTACAATTGACGAAGGAGCATTAAAATCCACAGACAGCTTCGGTGATATGCTTCTATCTTCCAATCTGATTAAGTTTACAGGCAGTAAGACTAATCTTTATCTTGGAGTCGACACCTGGCCGGCATCAACGGGTGGTGCCCTCTATGGGCCTATAAGAGCAGAAGTAAGCCGCAGCGCAGCCGGCGGCACGGCAGGCAATTACGGAGTGTATATAAATGTCACCGGAGCAGCATTATCGGATGGAACCACTACCGCTGCACGTCAGTCCGGAAACCATGCCTTATATATCCCAGAGGGGTTCATAACGGGTTTCAGGCTGAGGAATGTGCGAACCTCTTCCAATAGAACCCTGACCGACATGGACAGCGTGGTGTTCAGTACGGCTACGAGAGAGATTACGCTGACTTTACCGTCTTCACCAAAACAAGGGCAGATTTATTTCATCCGAAAGGTCGGCAGCGGCAATGTCAAGTTGACGCGCGGGAATACCCAGCACAGGATATGCACCAATTCCAACTCTCAAAACAACACTGAAATTACCTTGGATTGGGGTAAGCTGTGGATCATATTGTGGGATCATATGAACAGTATGTGGACGGCCAACTGGTGCCAATATTAACACAAAAACAGGATATATGAAAACATTGAATTTAAAAGAGTTCAAACTGTTCACCGACATTTCCCGCGCCGGGCATATTGTCGTCGATGCAAGGAAAGAGTTTGCCAACGCCATATACATGGGCATGAACGGCATCGTAGCGCATGACCTGGCATTCCGCATCCTCCACAGCGAAGGCGGCATCGAAGTTTCCGACGAGGAGGAATTGATTATCGTTGATACCGCAAAGATGTGCAAGGCGGTCTTCTACGACAGTATCATGTCCGCTCTCAAAAAAGAATAAACGCTCGAAAGGAATATGAAACGCATCCGGATAGGCAAGGACATAGAGATACATTGGCCGATACTCACCAATGGGCAGCAGGTAGCACTCGAAGGGCGCGACCTGAGACTCTTCGTCCATTTGCCTTCGCATATGGACATTCCCGTCGATTTCACCACCGAAGGCAACACCGCGATTTTCACCATCAGCGGAGCAATGCAAAAATCCATCGGGGTGTACCGTCTCACCATGTGGGAGAATTTGCAGAAGAGAGGGCAAACGGCGGTCGACTACTGCAAGGCCTTCGAATTGGTTCCTACGACACTTTTGGAAGGTGGCGAAGACGAAAGCAACCTTACAACGGAAACTGTCAACCTTGAGGCGTCAAGCCTTGTTATCGGATTGCCCGGCGAGAGTGCTTACGAGGCATTCAAGAAATACAACCCGAATTCCGAACTTACGGAGGAAGAATATGCCGAAGCCCCTATTAACGCTGCAAACGCCGCGAACGAAGCGGCAAAAGCGGCAAATGACGCTGTAAATAAGGTAGGGGATATTGACAAACTCCTTGCCCAAAAGGTCGACAAGGAAGAAGGGAAAGGGCTTTCTACGAACGACTACACTGACCAGGAGAAGGAGAAGCTGGCCGGGCTCTCCAACTACGACGACACGGAGATAAGGAAGGAGTTGTCCGACAAGGTGTCCAAAAAGGAGCTGACGGAGGCTGCGGCGGGCGCACTGGCTGAAGCAAAGTCGTACACGGACACCAAGACAACAGAACTATGGAATAATGTCAGCGATGTGTTTGACGCCACGTCCGAGGAGCTCAACAGCAACATATCCGGCGGGGATGCGCAGACACTGACCGAGGCCAAAAACTATACGGACAAGGCGATCTCAGAAATTCCCACCCCGGACGTCAGCGGCCAGATCGAGCGGCACAACACCTCCCCCACGGCGCATCCCGACATCCGGGAGCTGCTCAACACCTGCGTAGGACTGCCGGAGTTCAACGACAAAACCTACGAGCTGACCTTCACGACAAAGGGCGGTGCCAAGTTCATCATCGACCTGCCTATCGAGATGATGGGGCTGCATTACAACGAGGATACCCAATCTATCGAGTTCGTAAATGCCGACGGCTCCATATCCTCCATCCCGGTTTCTGACTTCGTGAAAGTATATGTCGGCTCTATCGGTTCCGAGATACAGGTTACGGTCGAAGGCTCCGAAATCCGCGCCTCCCTGCTCAACAACACCGTATCCTGGGACAAGTTGACACTGGCATTGCAGGAGATGATCCAGGGCAAGGCCGACCGCACGGAGCTTCCCACGAAACTGTCCGAACTGGAAAATGATTCCGGATATGTGACTTCGGAAGAATTGAATACTGAATTAGGCTACAAAGACCACGTAGCCTACATCCTCAAGGACTTTACGAAGAGCTATTATAACAATACGGGCTCGGACATCACGGATCGGAGCATGGTCGTTACGCCTACGCAGTCAGGCGTGACGTCGAACTTCTCCCTGACCAGCCGCATCCCGGTCGCAGCTTCGGACTTTATTTTCGTGCGCATGAAGCTGCGCGTGGACAAAGAGTGCTCTTTGCGGATCATTACCTATTCGGACAATCTCGACCAGCGGGGCCGCTGGTTCGTCCTCAAGGCAGACCGCACCTACGAAATCTACTACCGCGGCAAGGCGGCGTCGGTAGTGGGACGGCTGAATGTGGGTATCAGCATACCCGCAGCCACCAATATCGGCCAAAAGGTCACCATCGAGGATTTGATCGTCACGCTCAACAACTATGACGCATGGTGCGACGCCGAGAGCCGCGCCACGCTGAAAAACTTCGACACGGACTCCTTCACCGTGGACGAGGGCGGGACGGGGCATTTCTTCTCGGTTGCGCAGGCGTGCGACTTCGCAAGGGACGCCTTCGATGTCGTGAACAACGCGGTCACGGTGTTTATCCGCAACGGCCTTTACGATCACGAGGCTCCGAAGAATGTGGCGATGGGTTACCCGTATGCGATCATCAACAAGGGGGCGAACCGCATATCGCTTATCGGCGAGAGCCGCGACGGCGTCATCGTCTCGTATGAGAACAACTCCGTGAACCGCGCCAATATCATCGAGGCGGGCGGCGAATGCACCGTCGCCAACATGACCGTCAACTGCCTGAACGACGAAAGTTATACGGACGCCAGCGCCGGCGGTCACCAAGCCTGCTACTGCGTACATGTCGATTCGGTCTTTGCCGCATCTGAGCGATATTTCACGACGATTCGGAACTGCAAACTCTTCAGTACGTGCCATTCACCCGTCGGCGCGGGCCTTGCCGACAACCAGACCATTCGGTTAGACGGCTGCGAGTGCGTCAGCGACACGCACGTAGGCACTTCGACGGGCGCGGCCACCATCCACGCAAGCACCGATGCTGCGGCGAAAAATATGGCCGTCGAGATCATCGGCTGCCGCCTGCTGTCGCTCGACGGAACCAAAGCGCTCTACATGCCCGACGTGGAGGGCGGCGCTCCCTTCACACAGGTCGACGTCACGCTGCTGGGCAACACCTACTACACGACGGGGCCGGAGATCACCGATGCCGACTTCTTGTCCAGGCACAAGCTCACGCCGTGGTCGGATGCTTCGTTCAGCGAAATTTCGGTTATCGCGCACTCGGACTGCACGCTCGAAGCGCGCGTGACGCACCTCGAAAGGCTGCTCATGGAAATGCTCTCGGGCAAAGTGCTGATCCCGGAGTTGCAGGTGAAAAAACTGGGTGTGTGGGGCGACAACAACCTCGTCGTCACGGGCGAGGGTGCGCCGACGAAAGCCCCCGACCGCGCGGGGCAGTTCTATGTCGATACGAAGAACAACGCGGTCTACCACTCCGTGGGCAACGGCGCGGTGTCGGACTGGAAGAACGCTTAAACTGCATACAACATGTCACAAGTCAACAAATACGCCGACAAGGCGGGTTACACGGCCGACAAGAACCGCAAGGACACACAGTCGGCGGTGTCATACGTCGAAGACGACGGCGTGCTGATCTATGACGGTGTGAATACCGTGATCCGCAAATCGGCCGCCGGTGTCGGTGATCTCGTCGTCTTTGACAAGACGGATAGTACGTTGAAATTTATCAAAGGCGATACGCTGGTTACAGAAAAGATACCTCCCCAACTGATTCCCGTGGCCGTGGTCTATGCCCGGCAGGGCGAGCGGGTGCTGATCGTGTCGCTTCGCAATGCGGCAAGCAGCGTTTGCTGGGCGTACTCTTACGAGGTCGCCCTATCTGGCTTCGAACTGTCTGCGGGGGGAACCTTCACGCTTCGTATCTATAATACCGACCACGCATTCACTTATGCCCCGGGTGCGACGCTCGCGGATATCGCCGCGCAGATCAATGCGGACGAGAAGATCAAAAACACTTATGGCTGGACAGCCTCTGTCGATGAAGCAGGGGCACGAATTGTCATGTCGATAAACACATGGTCGCCCAATTATGTGCTTATCAACGTTACGAATGGCTGCCAAATCACCTATCCTCGGGAGAACGTGAGCTATCAGACAACACTCACGGGGATACTTATCAAAGGAACCAGAGAAGAAATTCGCCGCAAGAATGGTGTGAATTCAAATATGGCAGGTGGTGTCCTCGACCAGTTCGCGGAATATTATTCGGAGAGAGGCCAGGCAGCCACAGGACAAAAGCCGGGAAGCGGCATAGTCATTCGGGAGAGCGTTTTCACCGAGGCCGACAACCCCGATCTGGTTGCCGTGTATCCCACCTACAAGGACTACCTGTTCGCCGAGCACATGGCACAATATCCTACGGAGTTCGGGACGATGTTGCAGGATGGCAAGACCAACACGAACCTGATCGGGCGGCTTACCTTCGAGGATATTTACGGCAAAACACAGTACCGCTACCCGGCTGCCGCCGCAGCCCTCGACTTCGGCATCACCGTGGACGGAATGACGACGGGGCTGGAGGCGGGGGCATGGTGGCTGCCGTCGTCGGAAGAGGTCTACCTGCTGATGCACGACAGGGTGTGTTTCGCCGCTGACGTGGAAAAAGACCCTGTAAACCGTACGCTCTTACGCTTGAAAGCTACCACGTGCTATGGTTATTATTATTATGTCCATACTTCATGCGAGATGCAGGAGAGTTACATCTACATTTATAACGGAAGGGCCGGCTATCTGGGCTATACAGGCAAGTGTTATAAATTCTCGTCCCGCCCGGTCTGCGCCTTATAATTATCTGAACCATGGAAACACAACGACAGATCGACACCCTCGAATCACGGCAGCTCGAATTACGGGCAGTCATGGCCAAGTCCGACGATAGGGCGGCCAAATGCAGTAAGTCCGGCCTTGACTTCCGGGCTACCTATCCTCTGGATTATGAGGAGTACGAAGCGGCCAACGCGG